AACTAAAAGAAGTTCAAAGCGTTATAAACGCATCAAATCAAATCAAGCTAGAAGTAGGTAACATAGCCGCTAGAAAGCACATGCTACTTCACGAGCTTGACAATGTCAACAAAAAGCTGTCTGAGCTTAACGCTGCTTTAGAAAAAGAGTACGGTAAAGTTGATATTGACATTAATACTGGAGACATTAAATACTCAGAAGATGAGCAAGCTGATTCGTAAAATAACAATCGGTAAAGACTACAAAATTGACGCCATGCACTATTCTGTTGGACAGGATGTGTATGGTGGTCATACTATTTGTGACATTATAGAAGAAGACGACAAGTACTCTATATACATCAAGAAAAATAAAGATGTATTACCGTGGAAAGATTTTAATAAGAATATGGCTATATCTATTGAGTATAATTTAGAGTATTAGTGAAAACACCGTTTAATTTTATTATTGAGCCTAAAGGTACTAGGTACAACAACACTGCTAAGGTAGAAGATAAAGATTTAATTTTAAACTCTGAAATACAAAACCACGAGTTTGTTAATAGAGAAGCTATAATAAAAGCTGTTCCTACAGCGTTTGACACTAAGATTAAAGTTGGTGATACTGTAATAGTACATCATAACGTGTTTAGAAGATGGTACAATGCTAAAGGTGAAGAAAAAAACAGCAAAGCTTTTATTGACGAAACTACTTACGTGGTTAGTTTAGATCAAGTGTTCTTGTACAAGTCAAAAGACAAGTGGAGAGCTGTTGATGGTTTTTGCTTCGTAAAGCCTATTAAGCAAAAAGACAAGCTAAATCAAGAAATAGAACAAAGTTGTGTTGGTATTGTAAAATATACAGACGGAGTTAATGGTATTGGAGAGCTCGTAGGTTTCACGCCTTTCTCTACTTACGAGTTTATAATAGAAGGCCAAAAGCTTTATAGAGTCTATAATAAGTTTATTACAATTAAGTATGAATATCAAGGAGACGAAGAAGAGTATAATCCAAGCTGGGCATAGAGCAGTTGAAGAGCTTATTAAAGTAGCTAAAGAAGCTATCGTTGATAGTGGCGATGATATTACGGCTGATAGGCTTAAAAACGCTGCCGCTACTAAAAAGCTAGCTATATTTGATGCTTTTGAAATACTAAACCGTATTCAAGAAGAAGAAAACTTATTAGAAGGTAAAGAGCCAGAAAAGAAAGAAGAAAGAGTGTTTAAAGGCTTTGCTGAAGGAAGATCTAAATGAGTTACGAGCAAACGCTATATAAAATAGTTGAACCTATTAAAAAGACTACTTTAAGTAGACTTAATAAAGGTAAGAAATGGGATTACGGCTACAATAAAGAACATGATATTGTAGTTATATCTAAAACTGGCCAAATAGGTGATGTCTATGAAATACAAGGCTTACAAATAGCTTTACCTAAACAACCTAAAAAAGTACATAGCAACGAGCAAGATAAGTGGAAGCAGTTAGACAAACCAAAGCTATTAGATAAGATTAAAACTATATTTGACTGGAAAGCATATCCAGACGAACAAAAAGAACAATGGTACGATTATATAGATGAAGAATTCAAAAGGCGTGACGAAGGTTTCTGGTTTCAGAATGCTAGTGTTCCAACTTATATTACAGGAACTCACTATATGTACCTCCAATGGAGCAAGATAGATGTAGGTGCTCCAGACTTTCGCGAAGCTAATAGATTGTTTTTTATATTTTGGGAAGCTTGTAAGGCTGACAAAAGATGTTACGGCATGTGTTATCTTAAAAATAGACGTTCTGGGTTTTCTTTTATGAGCTCTGCTGAAACCGTTAACTTAGCTACAATATCGAGTGATAGTAGATATGGAATACTATCCAAGAGTGGTGGTGATGCTAAGAAGATGTTTACTGACAAGGTCGTGCCTATATCAATAAATTATCCTTTTTTCTTTAAACCTATTCAAGATGGTATGGACAGACCAAAGTCTGAGCTAGCATATCGCGTACCAGCGAGTAAGTTTACTCGTAAAAAAATAGAGGTTAATGAGAAGCTAGAAGAGATAAAAGGTTTAGATACGACGATTGATTGGAAAAACACTGGTGACAACAGTTATGATGGTGAAAAATTATCACTGCTAGTTCACGATGAGAGTGGTAAGTGGGAAAGGCCGGATAATATACTAAACAACTGGCGAGTTACAAAAACTTGTCTTAGATTAGGTAGTAGAATTATTGGTAAGTGTATGATGGGATCAACATCTAATGCTTTAGACAAAGGTGGTGATAACTTCAAAAGATTGTATAACGATAGTGATGTAACTCGAAGAAATAAAAATGGTCAAACAAAATCTGGTTTATATGCTTTGTTTATTCCAATGGAGTGGAACTTTGAAGGATTTATTGACGAATATGGACGACCTGTCTTCACTACTCCAAGACGAGATGTTCATGGACCAGACAGTGAATTAATAGACGTAGGCGTTATAGATAATTGGAACAACGAAGTAGAAGGCTTAAAAGAGGATCAAGACGCGCTAAACGAGTTTTACAGGCAGTTTCCTAGAACAGAAGAGCACGCTTTTAGAGACGAAACGAAAAACAGTATATTTAATTTAGTTAAAATATACGAGCAAATAGATTATAATGAAGGAATAGGAAATAGCTCTGTTTACAATACTGGTAATTTTCAGTGGGTAAATGGAGTTAAGGACACAGCTGTAGTTTTTAATCCTGACCCAAAAGGAAGGTTTAACATAAGCTGGACACCTCAGCCTAGACTTCAAAACAATGTAATAATAAAAAATGGTATTAAGTACCCTGGTAACGAGCATATGGGCGCCTTTGGCTGCGATAGTTATGATATTAGTGGTACTGTTGATGGTAGAGGATCCAACGGATCTCTTCATGGACTAACGAAGTTTAGTATGGAAGACGCTCCGCCAAACCACTTTTTTTTAGAATATATTGCTAGACCACAAACCGCTGAAATATTTTTTGAAGATATACTAATGGCTTGCATATTTTACGGTATGCCATTGTTAGCAGAAAATAACAAACCAAGATTACTTTACTACTTTAAGCGAAGAGGTTATAGAGGTTTTAGTATGAATAGACCAGATAAAGTTTGGAATAAGCTAAGTACCGCTGAAAAAGAAATAGGTGGTATACCTAACTCTAGTGAAGATATAAAGCAAGCTCACGCTGCAGCTATAGAAATGTATATCAATGATCACGTAGGTCACTTAGACGAAGGAGTGTATGGTAACATATATTTCAATAGAACTTTAAATGATTGGGCTAAGTTTGATATAAACAAAAGAACTAAGTTTGATGCCGCTATAAGCTCTGGTTTAGCTATAATGGCTTGCAATCGTCACCTTTACAGACCACATGCGGATATTAAAAGACCGCAAGTAAACGTAAGTATATCTAAATATTCTAACCAAGGTGGAATATCAAAAATAATAAAATAAAAGTATGGCAGAGTCTGTTATAAAGAGTTATTTTCCAAGCCAAGTAGTTAGCGATGCTGAAAAGCTAAGTTACGACTACGGCTTAAAAGTTGCTAAAGCAATCGAAACAGAGTGGTTTAACAACGATAGAAACCACAATAGGTATCAAAACAATTTTAACAACTATCATAACTTAAGGTTATACGCTAGAGGAGAGCAGTCTATACAAAAGTATAAAGACGAACTTTCTATAAATGGTGACTTAAGCTACTTAAACCTTGATTGGACACCCGTGCCTATTATCCCTAAGTTTGTAGATATAGTTGTAAATGGACTTTCTAATAGATCTTTTGACATAAAGGCTTACTCACAAGATCCTTACGGCGTAGCTAAGCGAACAGAGTATATGGAAAGTGTACTTGGAGATATGGCTACTAAAGAGATGAATGACTTTGCGGCTGAAGAGTTTGGTATAAACCTTTATCAAAACGATCCAGCTACATTACCTGAAACTCAAGAAGAACTAGAGTTGCACATGCAGTTAACTTATAAGCAAGCTGTAGAATTAGCGGAAGAGCAAGCTATAAATGTTTTACTTGATGGCAATAATTACGATTTAATTAAAAAACAGCTTTACTACGATTTAACTGTACTTGGTATCGCTGCTGTAAAAACAGATTTTAACACTTCAGAAGGAGTTACAATAAAATATGTAGATCCTGCGGACATAGTTTACTCTTACACTGATTCACCTTACTTTGATGATTTGTATTACGTTGGAGAAGTAAAGACTATACCTATAAACGAGCTAGCTAAAGAGTTTCCTCATTTAACCCACGAAGATTTAGAAGAAATACAGAATAGTGCTGACGTGCAAAAGTCTAACAGCCAGTATAGCGGCGTAGGCTACGAAGATACAGATAAGAATAAAGTTCAGGTTTTATATTTCAATTATAAAACATACATGAACGAAGTTTACAAAGTAAAAGAAACAGGTTCTGGCGCTAGTAAGCTTATTGAAAAAGACGACACGTTTGATCCGCCACAAGAAGCTACTGACTATAGTAAACTACAAAGATCTATAGAGTGCCTATATGAAGGCGCTATGGTTCTTGGCACAAAGAAGTTGTTAAAATGGCAGATGGCTAAAAATATGATGAGGCCAAAAAGTGATTTTACTAAAGTTAAAATGAACTACAATATAGTAGCTCCTCGTATGTATAAAGGTAGAATAGAATCTTTAGTAAAACGTATTACAGGATTTGCTGATATGATACAACTGACACACTTGAAGCTGCAGCAAGTAATGTCGCGTATGGTTCCAGACGGAGTTTATTTAGACGCTGATGGTTTAGCTGAAATAGACTTAGGTAATGGAACAAACTACAGTCCACAAGAAGCTTTAAACATGTTCTTCCAAACAGGTAGTGTTATTGGTAGATCATTTACTTCTGAGGGCGATATGAATCCTGGTAAAGTACCTATTCAAGAGATTACTTCTGGATCTGGTGGTAACAAGATACAAGCATTAATAGGTAATTATAACTATTACTTACAAATGATACGCGACGTAACCGGGCTTAACGAAGCTCGTGACGGTAGTACGCCTGACGAAAGAGCTTTGCTTGGCGTACAAAAACTGGCGGCAGCAAACTCTAATACAGCGACTAGACATATACTTGATTCAGGTTTATTCTTAACAGCTGAAGTCGCAGAGCAACTGTCATTAAGAATATCTGACATCATAGAATATTCTCCTACAAAAGATGCTTTTATTCAAAGCATTGGTGTACATAATGTTGCTACGCTTGAAGAGATGTCAAACTTACATCTGTATGATTTTGGCATATTCTTAGAGCTTATGCCTGATGAAGAAGAGCAAGCTATATTAGAAAACAATATACAACAAGCGTTAGCTCAGCAAAGTATAGATTTAGAAGATGCTATAGACTTGCGAGACATTAAAAACGTTAAGCTGGCTAATCAACTTCTTAAAATTAGAAGAAAAAAGAAGCTACAAAGAGATCAGCAGATGCAACAGCAAAACATACAAGCTCAAGCACAAGCTAACACTCAACAGCAACAAGCAGCTGCTCAGTTGGAAATACAAAAACAACAAGCGTTAGAGCAGGCTAAAATGCAAACTAAGCAAGTAGAAGCTCAAATGGACGCTCAAAAGCTACAAGCTGAAGCACAAATTAAATCTCAGCTTATGGCTCAAGAGTTTCAATATAACATGCAGCTTAGACAAATGGATATGCAAAACGTGTTAAGTAGAGAATCTACTAAAGAAGATCGTAAAGATAAAAGAACTAAAATACAAGCTTCACAACAATCAGAGCTTATAGATCAAAGAAAGACGGGTAAACCACCTAAAAACTTTGAATCATCAAGTAATGATACTATTGGAAGTGGATTTGATTTAGGCTCGTTTGAGCCTAGGTAATTTTACTAATTATATAATATTTTATTATGGAAGAAGAAAAAAATGAACAAGTAGTCGATGAGACTACACAAGAAACTGTAGAAACAGTTGATGAAAGTGTATTTGAAAGTGCTGGCGATGACAGCGTTATTAAAGTAAACTTAGACAAACCAATTGAAGATGAAAACCCAGAAGAAACAACAGAAGCTGCAGATGGCTCAGTTGACAACACAGGAGTGGTTGGAAGCGATGAAAGTGCCGACGCCACACCGGAACAAGAAGAAGTACAGCCGGAGGCCGAAACACAAGAGCCAGTACTAGAAGAAGTCGTTGACGAAGAGCCAAACGAGGCTTTAAAAGAATTAGTTGACGAAGTAGAAGAAGCTGTACAAGAAGCAGAAGCTACAGGAGAGCCTTTACCAGAAAACATTCAAAAGTTAGTTGACTTTATGAATGAAACTGGCGGTAACATAGAAGACTACGTTAAGCTAAACAGAGATTACTCTGACTTAGATAATTTAACGCTGTTAAAAGAATACTATAAGCAAACTAAACCTCATCTAAACGCAGAAGAAATAGACTTCATGATGGAAGATCAATTTTCTTTTGACGAAGAGTTAGATGATGATAGAGATATAAGAAGAAAAAAATTAGCTTTGAAGGAGCAAGTTGCTCAAGCAAAGAACCACTTGGAAAGTGTAAAATCCACATATTACGATGAGATTAAAATGCGTCAAGCGCCTAACGATGAATATCAAAAGGCAATGGACTTTTTTAATCGATATAACAAAGAGTCGGAAGACAACAGAAAAGTAGCTGAGAAACAACACAGCGCGTTTATGAACAAAACTAATAACTTGTTTAACGAAAAATTCAAAGGATTTGAATATAACGTTGGTGACAAGAAGTTTAGATATAACGTTAAGAACGTAGACGGTGTTAAAGAAACTCAAAGCGATATTAACAACTTTGTCAAAAAGTTTTTGAATGAAGATAATGTAATATCAGACGCTAAGGGTTATCACAAAAGTATTTTTACAGCTATGAACGCTGATGCAATTGCACAGCACTTTTACGAGCAAGGCAAAGCAGATGCTTTAAAGCAAAGCGTTGCTAAAGCTAAAAACGTTAGTATGAGTCCTCGCCAGCAATTTGGTGGTGACGTTAATACTAGTAAAATGAAAGTAAGAGTGTTAGGTGATAATTCTTCTGATTTTAAATTTAAAATTAAAAAATAATTAACACTTAAAAATATTTATTATGGCAATTAATGCAGGTGGTAGTTTAAATAGCGTTCCTTCTTCAAGAAAGCAAACGCTATCTAATAACTACCTAGATTTTACGTCTGGTGCAAATGACTGGGCGCAACAATATTTACCAGACCTTATGGAAAAAGAAGCTGAAGTTTTCGGACCGAGAACTATTTCAGGATTTCTTTCAAAAATAGGTGCTGAAGAGGCTATGACAGCTGATCAAGTTGTATGGTCTGAGCAAGGACGTTTACACTTATCTTATACAGGTGAAATTACAGACGCTACTACTGGTGGTGGTGTAGTAACAATCGGTAATGATATTGATGGCATAGCTGCTGGTGTAAACCACGGTATTCGCAAAAACGATACTGTTGTTATAGCTAGCTCTCAAGGTACTGTTAAAGCTTTAGTTACTGCTGTATCTAACGCTGCTGTTACATGCGCACCTTACGGTGAAGCTAACTTGGACGTTACTTTTGATGCATCACAAGGTGCAAATTCAGTTACTATATTAGTTTATGGTTCTGAGTTTAAGAAAGGTGACAATTACGACGGCGGTTCTTCAAGAGGAGCTAATGAGCCAACTTTCAAGTCTTTTTCTAATAAGCCTATTATCATGAAAGACTACTACGAAGTATCAGGTTCTGATGCATCTCGTATTGGTTGGGTAGAGGTTTCTACTGAAAATGGACAAGGCGGTTACTTATGGTATCTAAAAGCTGAGTCTGATACAAGAGCTCGTTTTAACGACTACTTAGAAATGTCTATGTTAGAGTCTGTAAAAGGTGGAGCTGCTGGTGGTTATACTGGTGGTGCAGTTGACGTAACTGACGATCATCTTTACGGTTCAAACTCAGGAGATGTTACTGGTACTCAAGGATTATTCAACGCTATCGAAGAAAGAGGTAATGTTACTACTGGTATTACTGGTGTTAACGCTGCTACTGACTTAGCTGAATTTGACGCTATCTTAGCTGAATTTGACAAGCAAGGTGCTATTGAAGAAAACATGATGTTTGTAAATAGAGCTACGTCTCTAGCTATCGACGATATGTTAGCTTCTATGAACTCTTACGGTGCTGGTGGTACATCTTACGGTGTATTTGATAACTCTGAAGATATGGCTTTAAACTTAGGTTTCTCTGGATTTAGAAGAGGTTCTTATGACTTCTATAAGTCTGACATGCGTTACCTAAACGATAAAGCTACTCGTGGATCAATCAACGATGCTTATGCTGCTGGAGCTATTAGAGGAATGTTTATTCCTGCTGGTTCTTCATCTGTATACGATCAAACTGTTGGAGCTTCAATCAAGCGTCCGTTCTTACACGTACGTTTCCGCGCTTCACAAACTGACAACCGAAGAATGAAGTCTTGGGTTACAGGATCTGTAGGAGCTGCTACATCTGCTTTAGATGCAATGCAACTACACTTCTTATCAGAAAGATGTTTAGTTACTCAAGGTGCTAACAACTTTATGTTAATGAAGTAAATCACTTTAAGCTACCCTGCCTTCGGGTGGGGTAGTTTTTTTATTAATTTTTTATTATATTATATCATGGCAAAAAAAGAAACAAAAAAGGTTAATGTAGCGCCTGAAATAAAAGCTGCTAATGAAATGGTAGAAGTTGTTATTGAAAAACAAGAACCACTTAAAAAAGAAACAGCTAAAAAAGGCTGGGAAGTAAAAGATAGGTTGTACTATCTTAAAGGTAGACAAAAGCCTATTTCTTATTTGATGAAGTCTGCTAATGTATATTGGTTTGATCCAGAGAAGCAAGTTCAAAGAGAGTTGAAGTACTGTAAAAATCAGCAAACATGTTTTGTTGACGAAATGAAAGGTGACCAAAGACTTTCTCATATTGTTTTTAGAGATGGCAGTCTATTTGTTCCTAAAGAAGAGGTAATACTACAAAAACTACTATCATTATACCACCCTCATAAAGATAAGCTTTTTTATGAGTACAAACCAGCAGTTGAAGCTCAAAGTCAAATAGATGTATTAGAGCTAGAAGCTGACGCTATAGTTACAGCTAGATCTTTAGACATAGACATGGTTGAAGCTATAATGCGAGTAGAAAAAGGATCTGAAGTGTCTAAGATGAGTTCTAAGGAACTTAAAAGAGATTTACTAGTGTTTGCAAGAACAAATCCAAATCTATTCTTAGAGCTAGCGTCTGATGACAACGTGCAGCTTAGAAACTTTGGTATCAAAGCTGTAGAAGAAGGTGTTATTAAATTATCATCTGATCAACGTAATTTTATGTGGGGATCTAATGATAGAAAAATAATGACAGTACCGTTTGATGAGCATCCATATACCGCTCTTGCGCATTGGTTTAAAACTGATGAAGGTATGGAGATATATTCAAACATTGAAAAGCGATTTAACGCGTAATCATCCTATAGTAGAGCAGCCACTCTTCGGGGTGGTTGCTTAACTATAAAAACAAAACATAATGGCAATAAGTGTAGACACAGTATATCAAACAGTATTGGCGCTAGCCAACAAAGAGCAAAGAGGTTATATCACGCCTCAAGAATTCAACTTATTCGCTAACCAAGCTCAAATAGAAATATTTGAACAGTATTTTTTTGATCTATATCAATTCAAAAGAATGCCACAAAATCATAACGAATCAACAAATCCTGTTGATTTTATAGATGAAAAGTTAGACTTGTTTAGAGTTAGAGCTTTTTTATCCTCAGACGTTGGTCTTGACACAGGAGATAATAATGATAGTACCTTTGACCTACCTGAAAATCATTATAGAACTATATCTGTAAACAGAAGAAATAACTCAGGATCTGGTGCTACTGTTTGCCAAAGAGTTGAATGGAACAATTACCATTACTTATCTCAAGCTCCTTTGCTGGTACCTCATGATAGTAGACCTGTATACGTAGTCTACCAAGGTAGTGGCAACAGAATACTCACAAATCCTTCTTCACCAAACGGTGTTGAAGTATTCTATATTAGAAAGCTAAACAACGTTAACTGGGGTTATATGCTTCAAGATAACAACGCTTTGTGGAATCCTAATACAAGCGCAGATTTTGAACTACATCCTTCAGAGCAAAACAAGCTTGTGTTAAAAATATTAAAGCTGGCAGGTATATCTATAAAAGATGCTGAAATTTCTCAATTAGCTACTCAGCAAGAAGTAACTAACTTACAACAACAAAAATCTTAACTAAATGGCAAACGAGTATTATAACTTAAAAAAAGGTCACGATAAAGAGTACTACAATAGTACCATGAAAGAAAATAATATTGACCAAAGCCCTTTTGGTGAATATCAGTTTGTCTCTTTAAATGATGTTGTAGATCAGTTTATGGTTGTTTATGTTGGTGAAGGAAAGTTAATAAATAAAGTTAGTAGAGTTGATGTAGGTTTTTGGGCTCAAAGAGCTTTAGCTGAACTTTCTTTTGACACTTTAAAATCTATAAAATCACAACAAATAAACTTACCACCATCTTTAACAATGGTTTTACCCGCAGACTATGTTAACTATACTCATATTAGCTGGGTAGATGATAAAGGAATAAAACATCCTATATATAAAACTACGCAAACTTCAAATCCTTTTCAAATAGCTCAAGAAGAAGAAGGTGTATACTTCTTTGGAGATAACTCACAGCTAGTTCAAAACGGTGATCTTGACTTTAACTTTACAGATGACTTTAGCACTACTTCAGCTAGTTTAGTCAAGCTAGATGATACAGGCGGTAAATTACAAACACTTCTTCAAGGTCGTACCGGCTGGTTTGGTAGTAGAGTTTTTAACAGCGCGGCTAACAATAACGTAGAGTTTAGAAACGCACCTCACAAAACAGGTGCTACCTACCACGGATCTGCTCAGGCTTTTTGGCAAGAAATAGATGTTACCGGAATGACAACTTTAGAGATTTCTGCAAATGCAACATCAATAGAGTCAGGCACGGGAACAAGCTACAGGCAAGATAAAGCAACAGGTAATACTATAACAGAAACATTTACTCACTCAGCAAGTACAGTAAGGTTTGGTTTAAGCACAATAGCTCCAGACGCAGCTAACATAAGAGATGTTACTGTAGGAAGTGCTTTAGCTGCTAACCACTCATCAGCAGAGTACTTTGACTTAGGTTACGTAGAGTGGACAGCTGGAGAATCTGGAGAAAAAAGCATAACTGGCGTTGATGTTAGCAATGTTTCAGGAACAGTTTACGTTTTAGCTAGCGGTCAAGCTAACTGGCCGTTAAGCAACGCGACTAACAAGCCTGACGCTTATATGGAAGTTACTTCTACTATAGATGAGTTGTCTGTTAGATCAGATGCAAATGTAAATAATTTAAAAAGAGAAAACAGATTTGAATCTTCTACTTGGACAAAGTTTAAAAGCGCAGGTAACGCCGAAGCGGTTGAAGATAACACTGCAGACGTAGATGACTTCCGAGTAAACGCTAAAGGTCAAAGATATGGATTAGAGCCTTCAACTGCTCAGAGCAATGGATCTTTTTATATAGATGAAGAACTAGGTAGAATACATTTTAGCTCTAACATTTCTGGAAAAGATGTAATATTAGATTACATAAGCGATAGTCTTGGCACTTGGTCTGAAATGAAAGTTCACAAGTTTGCTGAAGAGGCAATGTACAGATCAATAACGCATGGAGTATTGTCTACTAAATCAAATATTCCAGAGTATATAGTTCAAAGAGCTAAAAAAGAAAAGTTTGCGGCTACACGTCAAGCTAAGTTAAGACTATCAAATATAAAAATTAGCGATTTAACGCGTATTTTAAGAGGTAAGTCTAAACAAATAAAATAATAGTTTATGCCAGAGATTAAAAATACTTTTGTTCGAGGTAAAATGAATAAAGACCTTGACGAAAGGTTAATACCTAATGGAGAATACAGGGAAGCGTTAAACGTAGAAATATCTACTTCTGAAGACTCTGACGTGGGTACTGCTCAAAACATTGTTGGTAATAAAAGAATTGATAAACTTTTTAATGGAAACTTTGCAATTAGCTCTAATGACTTTACGTGTATAGGCTCTATTGCTGATGAAAAAGAAAATAAACTTTATTGGTTTATAACTTCTGCCAATAAAGACATAATACTAGAGTGGGACGAAGAAAATCAATATTCATCTTTAGTTTTTGTAGATACTAAGAAAAAAGTTAAAGGTGCTACTTTAAAATTTCCTTCTAAAACTATAACAGGTATAAATATAGTTGATGAGTTTTTAATGTGGACAGACGGCGTTAATGAGCCAAAAAAAATAAATATAAAAAACTGCAAGTTAGGAACAACTTCAGTAAATCAACACACTTTACTTTTCGTTAATGGCGCTTCTGTTGGAGACATTGAAGAAGAGCATGTAACTGTAATTAAGAAAAGACCATCCACTGCTCCTTTTATAAAAATCAATCACACTGATTCAGTAGAAGAAAAAAGTTTGTTTGAAAACGTATTTCCAAGATTTACCTACAGGTATAAGTATGCTGACGGTGAATACTCGGCTTTTGGTCCTTTTACTGCGCCTATTATTTCTGCAAAATATTCTAAAGCTTATAACTCCTCTAATTTTTACGACATAAAAGAAGGTTATAACACAGCGATGTACAACACTATAAAGTCGCTTGAAATAATGGACTTTGTTCCTCATGACATACCTAAAGATGTTGTTCAAGTTGATATATTATACAAGCAAGACGATTCTAATGTTGTTTATTCTGTAGCTAAAATAAAAAACACTGATCCAGAGTTTAGCGCTAAAGGATCAGGGCTAGGTGTTCAGCTACTTCAACCTATTGATGATGTAAATAGGTACAGAAACTTGGGTAAGTATGTTTTAAACACAGAAAACATTTACGCTGCAGTTCCAGAAAATCAGTTGTTAAGAGTATACGACAATGTTCCAAGAAAAGCTATAGCTCAAGAAGTAGTTGGCAACAGGTTAGTTTATGCTAATTACACTCAAGGATACAATATTGATCAAGACGTTAAAGTTTATGCTAACTATGAAAAAAGAAACGTTAAACAATCTTTTGAGACAGGAGGAATACAATCTGTTAAGTCTCAGAGAGACTATCAAGTTGGCGTAGTTTTTGGAGATGAGTATGGAAGAGAAACACCTGTAATCACATCATCAGAAGGTTCTATTAAAATTCCTTTTACTGATGACGATATAGTGAACGGCGTGGTTTCAACTAAAGCTATAAATATAAAAGCTAAGATGTCAAGCTACGCTCCAGACTGGGCTAGCTACTTTAAGTTTTACGTTAAAGAAACTTCAGGTGAGTATTATAACGCTTTAATGACTGCCGCGTTTATACCTGGCTCTGACACTGAGTTTGACAACAAAGAAGAACACCTGTGGCTAGCATTTAACTCGTCTGACATAAACAAAATACAAGAAGACTCTTACTTAGTATTAAAAAGAACAATTGGCGCAAATGGTGGTACTATAAACTACGAGAACAAATACAAAGTAATAGATGTTAAAGCAGAAGCTCCAGAGTCTATAGCTTACAACTACTTTGACTTGTGTAGCCAGTTAAACAATGACCTTCAGCTTAATGATGGCGGTACAGATGGCTCTATAATGCAAGAACATCAATTTAGGATTGATCAAACTGTAGACAAAATAAAGATAGATGTAGATTCTTACTTAGCGCTAGGGCACTCTCCTATACCATCTTCTGATGGTGAAAACGCTTCTACAGAAACATCTAACAACATATACATATCTTGGAAACTTGAAGATACTAACGATGCGACTTTTACTCACTCTAAAAAGTATAAGGTAAGTAGCGTTAGCACTGTATCTGGAGCTTATGTTTTAGGCTTAGCCAACAAGATAACACCTGGCGACGCCAAGCTTGCTTCAGCAGCCGCTAACAAAGCTATAAACACAGCTACAGGCTCTTTAGATGCAAATCTAACGTTTCTTGTAGAGCGTAAAGATAAAAGAGAAGGAGAAGATTTTTCTGGTAAGTTTTTTGTTAAAATAAAAATAGACGAACTAATACTTCAAGCTTTAGTTAACAAGCAAGTTGAAGTTCATAACAATAAGTTTATTTCTTCTTCAGCAGATGTATTGTGGCTTGCTTCAATTCAAGATTCTTCTAACGAGCTTGATGGAGTTTTAAATACTAATCCTTACGCTAACAATCCAGACACCACTGTTCAAGAACTTATAAGTGCAGCTGATGATGAGTTAGCAGACGCTTCAAGTCATTGGTCAGATATTTTGTCTGAAACAGGGCCTACGTTTTTTATAGACAGCATGTATTTGACAGACTCTAACCCTTCTGACTCTTATTATGCTAAAGAATCAGGTCAAGGTTGGAGAGGTAATCCTGTATCATATCCAAAAGTAGTTTGGAACAATACTACAGATATACCTTGGTCTCCAAACGTTATTAGCACAGAGCAACAGTATGACGTAGATAATTTTTCTGCGAGCAACGTGATGAATGGTCTGCCTGGAATAGTCACCACTAACACAGATTATATAGAAGGAGGATCTAAACAGTGGAAGCAAGATAGCGTGTTTGACGTTAGCTTTGAAGATTCTTATGGAGAGGAGACAGGCAAAGTATTTATGCATATTTCTTTTTTAGCTCCTGGAAAAAACTTACACTCTTCAAACTGGACAGACAACAGTGGGCTAGCAACTTCTACGGCTACTGGACTTCAAAGCCTTGCTAAAGACACGCAAGGAATATGGGGAGGAGGATTTTTTATAAAAGACGGGTTTTATGTAGAGTTTGAAGGCAATTACGATCAAACAAACTCTGCTATTGGTATGCCAGCGCCTGGCCCAGGAATAGGTAAAGGATATGACTTAAACTACAGAGAGCTGCACGAAAGACAGTGGGACCCAACCTTCAACGTTAACGGTGATCCAGATGGCGTTATAAAAGAGTTTATTGAAAACATAAAAATTGGTTCTAAGTTCAAGTTTTCTAACGATACTACTAACGATCTTTACACTATACTTAACGTTAATGTAAAGCGCATATACAATCACACTTCTTGGAGAACTAGACATCAACATGTAGCTGGAGTACCTTACTTAGACGGCAAAAGTGTTGAGGAAAAAGCTTTAGTTTGGGCAGCTGATACAACTAACGTAGAAAATGGAGACGCTTTAAAAGCTGCTATTGAGGCTTTTGGTAAAGCGAACAATAGAAGAGTATGTTACATTATAGAGTTAGATAAAGATCCAACAGGCGCTTCGTCAAGCTTTAACCCGGTACAAGGCGGTAGCGGCTTTCCAGATGCTGACACGCCTACTACTATAGAATTTGTTGACGAAAAAACACAAGCATTATCTGCTTTAAAAATAAACACACCAGCTGTTTTTGAAACAAAACCTAAGCAGTCTGCTGACTTAAACATATTTTATGAGGCTAGCGAAGCTATTCCTTTGTTGTTAGACGTTGACTCTGCTGAAATGTTTTGTCCAAGAGGTAGTAGAATAGAGTTTCCAAATTTACCAGCAGCTAGATATGGCAAAAAGCAAATAACACAAAACGTGTATGTTAGGCAGTGGAACTTAGATGGAGATCAACTTCACTTTTTAGTAAGGCATGAAAACAATGCTCAAACATTTGGGTTTAACTACTTAAACGCTAATCAAGACATAATAGATTACTCTAATCAAGAAGTAAGATTTTACAGACCTGACGGCGGTTACACTACAGCTATAATAGGTCAAAGTTACACAGATCAACAAAATGAATTTGACGCTGGGTATAGGGTTATATTTAACGTGTCTAAGTTTGTTGACACTGGCGTAGACTTTGGTTTGTCTTGGAACAACTGTATATCTTTTGGTAATGGTATTGAATCAAACAGAATAAGAGACGATTTTAACGCACCGTTTATTTTAAATGGAGCTAGAGCTTCTTCTACAATAGAAGAACCTTATTCTGAAGAAAATAGAAAATACGGCTTAATATACTCTGGTATATATAACTCAACTAACGGTGTAAACAACTTAAATCAGTTTATACAAGCAGAGAAAATAACTAAAGATGTTAATCCTACTTATGGCAGTATACAAAAGCTTTATACAAGAGACTCTGACTTAGTAGCGTTTTGCGAAGATAAAGTGTTAAGAATATTAGCAAATAAAGACGCTATATTTAATGCTGATGGTAATCCTCAGCTTGTAGCTACTGAAAATGTTTTAGGTCAAGTTAATCCTTTTGTAGGTGATTTTGGTATATCTAAAAACCCTGAGTCTTTCGCTAAAGAATCTTATAGAGCATACTTTGCTGACAAACAAAGAAGAGCTATAATGCGACTTTCAATGGATGGGTTAACGCCTATTTCAGACGCTGGCATGAAAGACTTTTTTAGAGACAACATGCTTAACGCTGGTAAAATACTAGGCACTTATGATGAGTACAAGAAGCAATATAATGTAACTATATTAAACCCTTCGTTTAACAACATTCTAGCTAACTCTTACATATCTGAAGGAGTAGACGTAACACCTGTTACTTCGACTAATGAAATAGTTGAAAACGCTGGGTTAAACGGCGGTGTTGATTACAATTTTGGAGGCACTATTAGCGATTATTACTCTCAGTACCAGTACTTAAATAATACTGGCTTTAGAGCTGAGGCAACAATAACACGTTTTCCAGCCATAAGCACTGAGTTTTATCAGCAGTTTGTTGAAGGTCAAGAAGCTATAACTGGTGTAACCGGTCAAGAAGGAATACAAGATCAAGACGCTGCTTTTCCAGAGTTTTTCTCTGGTGGCTCTTTTGATGGTGAAAGAATGTATAGTTATCGTAACACCACTAACGACGGTAACGCTTTTTATCCTGAAGGAACTGGCTATAACAGCGGCTTTGAAGCAATGCTTGCTAGATTTACTAGTGACAGCCCTACGGCGCTTATACCACTTGATGATGCTATTAACCCAGCAATCGCATCAACCGATGGCTTTGGTATAACAGGAAACTTTAAGACCAACCGTATATTTTGGAGCGACACAGAAGGCACAATAAGTTATAGTTGGGCAGGTTTTAATTTTAGTCATGATTACTATGATGGTATAAACTTTACAAACTCTTCATACAACGACGACGGTATTTTAGCTGGTATTTTACTTCCTGGCTACGTATCAGCAGGAAGCACTATACCTAACGACTATGTAGCACCACCTGTTTTAGCGGCTAATCCTACAGCTAATAACATGACTATATTTAATGGTGAAGAAATAAAAATAGTTGTTAAATATACTACAGACTTAGGCACAATATCCGATTATGACCCAACAATAGAAATAAGATTGAGAGATGGCTCTGGACAATTTGTTAACAACTCTACTTTAAGAGATTCTAGCAATATACCAAGTGGTGCACCTGCTGGGCTTGAAGCGGCGACAAACACAAATCCTTATACAACATTTTTTGCGGATGAACAGCTCTTCGACACATCTAACGTAAACGCCTATGGCTATCAAGCTAATAACGCTTTAGTTATAACTGAAATAGATACAGCTGAAAACGAAGAAACAGAACTTGCGGTTTCTGTTCAATACAAGTTCGTAGAAGAAATGGCCCCTACTGTTTGCGTAGATAGTCTAAACGTAGATGTTAGAGTTGGTATTGGAGATTATAGAGAGACTGTAACTATAACCGCGGTAGAAATATATAAAATGACTGCTATTCAAGACCTTGGGCAAAGCTTTGTACAAGGCCAAGAGCAAATAGATCCTGTAACAGGTCAACCATTTATACAAGCTGCAGAAGCAGTGCCTGGTGTTTATGGAAATCCTAACTCAGGTAACGGCAATCAATTAGCTTTTACTGCTGTAGACTATGCTGTCGATGGTGGAGGATGGACTTTTAATATAGGTGCTGAAGGAACTATAAATCAGTTTTATGGGGCTGAAGACTACTACGGACCAATAAACTTGCCGACACTATCAGAAGCTATATCATTAAACAACGGGACAACAGCTCAATGGTACATTGGAAATGACAACGGTGTTTCTTCAGGCACAATGGGTGTGGCAAACACAGCTATAACAGAATTTAATGGAGTTGATCTAAATCAAGGCAACGTATTACAAGGTACAGACGAAATAACTACAGCTCAAAATAAAGTTCATGTTATGCATCCTGGCGGCACTACTAGTAGCGGTATAATCACTCAAGACATAACAAGCGACACCGCTTTAGTTCATGGCAACTGGTATTTGATAGATGTAGAGTACACGCCTTCTTTAAACCCAGGATTTGAATTAAATAATTATGGTTACGGCATATACATACAGCATGTTTTTCAACCGTTTACTGCCGGTACTTCTAGTGGTACAAACGGAGTTCAACACTTATATTCTTCTATACCTGGAACATCAACGCCACTGCCAAATGGCTACATAGGTAGAGCAAATCACCACATGGATGGTCTTAGACTAGTCCCTATGGAGACAGGCGAATACGGCGGTGGCGAGTATGCTTTTAGAGGTGTTTTTCAGTTTGATGAATTGTCTGAAATGGCGGTTCATAATTCTGTTAGAATACAGTTTTGGAACATCGAAGTTGTATTAAATAGAATAAACTTCATAGATATAACTTTACCTGAAAACAATAGTAGTATACCTGAAGGTTGGTCAGCTAACGTACTGCCTAATACTCAACCTGTACATGCTCTTCAAGAAAATAGAGTTTACTACGGTAACGGTGGTTATAACTGGAATATTCCTGCTAACTTTGAAGACGCTGAAGACAACACTTTTAAACATATTTTTAACGCAGGTGAAGTAGACTTTTTTGAAGAGTCTTATACTTTTTCTTTTACGTTTGACAACATAGGCCCTTTTTCTGCCGATCAATTTAACGGAAGCTTTATAGCTGGATTTGTAAGCAACATTAACGAGTCAGGGGAAGCTGTAAGACTTGTTGTAGATAATATCAACGAACCAGGACTCTACACTTTTTCTGTAGACTTTTCTAATAATAGTTTTATTACTGTAAACACTCCTGAAGGATTTACTGGAGACGCTAGTTTAACTGTTGACGCTAGCGCGACAGTAAGCGGCTCAAATAGATTGTTCTTTTATCCTATAGAAGCAACAGGAGGTGTGGGTAAGTTAGAAAACGCTTCTGTACAGTCAAACACAAATTTATTTACTGGAGGCTCAATAGACTCTTGGTCTTTTGGAGGGTTTGATCCTTCTACAGCCACTGAAATATCTTTTGAAGACGGTAACATAGAGCTTAATACTATAGCTGAAACTAACGCTTATGTATCTCAAACTTTATCTGAAGAAATACCTAGCGGACAGCAATACGCTTTAGATATAGACTATACTATAGAAAGCGGAGGATTCATAGACGTGTATTATTATAATACAGAAAATCAAGGATTTTTAGTAAGAATAGGTGATGATGAAATTGAAGTTGGAGACGTCAACTTTACTGACACGCTTACTGTTGGTGATGAAGTTAGAAACGAAGATTCTAGTGATCTTGTAAATAGTTTAGTTTTAAAGCCTAGCGGAGGAACAATAGCGTCGATTAACAGTATAAAACTTACTCGAGTAAATGCTAACATAGCAGCTGTTCAAACTCTTTCGTACAGTGAAAGTGTTAAAGGATGGGTTAGTTTTAAGTCTTTTATTCCTGAATCAGGGCTAAGCCTATCTAAAAACTACTACACCTTTAACGAAGGTAAACTCTATAAACACTATCACGCTGAAGCAAGTATGAACGTTTTTTATAATAATCCTACTGCACCTTCTAGTATTGTAGCTGTTTTTAATGACTCGCCTTCTATAGTTAAAAACTTTAAAACAATTAACTATGAAGGAACTAGCGGTTGGAGTTTAGAGAACATATACACTAATATGGAGTCTGGCTCGATAAACAACTTTGTTGAAAAAGAAAACAAATATTTTAATTATATAAAAGGCAACTTTCAAACTAATGATGTTATTGACACTTCAGGATTTAACGTTCAAGGATTAGGATTTGCAACATTAGTTACAGAGACAAACGAAGAAGCTCCAGAGTAAAAGATAAATTATGGATAAGAAGATAATTACAATACTAAACATTGACATTTCTGACATATTAGAGACTGGCGCTGTTCGTCAGTTTGAGGTTAGAGGAGACGTTGGCTCTAAATTTCAAATAATAGTTTCTAATAACTCTAGACAGTTTTATAACTTTTCTACAAATACGTTTACCGAAAGCTTTACTATAAGCTCTGTTTCTAATATAACAATGAGTTCTACTATATACAGTGGCTTTATAAAGTTTCCTGCTGTTGCCGGCGCAAGCTACAACGTCTTGCTAATACCAGATACTGATACTACTACAACTAGTAGCGGCAGCGTAATAAACAAAAGAATAAATCAACTAGGTAATACTACAGTAACATTTGCTTTAATAGACACTACAAATCCTGGTAAGTATAAAACTTTTCCTAGTAGCGTAACGTCTACAGGTTCTCCTGCTAGTACAACTTCTACACCTGTTTCAATAGATTGGACAGTAGAAAACGTAGACACTGACGCTGATGGTTTTGGGTTTTTTACTGTTATTGATTCTAGAGCTTACAGCGACAAATCGTTTAAAACTATAAAAACACATACTGTAAACGGATCAACTAGCAGTTCTTTTACCGTTATTTTAGACGACATTTCTGATATTACTTTGGGATCTGTTCTTGTTGGCGTAAGTAGCGGCTCTTTAAATGGAACGCCTGTTATAAAACTTATAGATACAGCTACTAAGCAGATTACTTTAAGCGGCACGTCAGGCCAATCATTTGCAGATGGTATAACTCTAACGTTTCACACGGCTTCAGCTCCGTCAATACAAGTCGCGACAGGATTAGGTTTTACGTTAAGTACACTTGGCCTTAAAGCTATTACTTCACCTACAACTACCGTAAGAGGTTCTCATGTTAACGCAACCACTATAAATTTAAACGGCACTTATCACATTTCAGGAGGTAACGAAGTAAGGTACGTAGGCACAAACGTAGATAATTCTTCTACAAACACAGTAACAAGCGTTAGCGCTAGCGCAACACAAGGCTCGATGATAGTAACTCATCCGCAAACATTTTCAGGAGGAGAAACTCTTACGTTTAGACCTGTTGACGAAAGAACAGTTACTTTTTCAGACACGTCTAGATTTACAGGAACTGTAACTATAGATCAATATCCTTCAGAAGATGTAACAGTATACTTAGATCTAGCTACTTTAATAGCTCAAGGATCAGCATCGTAATATATACACTATGGTAAGAATAAGAATAAGTACAGCAAATCAAAACGTATCAGTTCAAGTAGGTGATCATGCTTACTATTCTACTGAAGATGCAGGAGGCAACTTAAGTGCACCTATACACATAGGTGAAATAATAAGTGTTGCGCCTAGCTATATAGATGTAGAAGGCTTTGGCAACGGCGTGTCTAATCAAGACTATATAATGTTTAAGAAAAACAACCAAGTAAACAAGTCTGGAATAAAAGGATATTATTCTGAATTTAAGTTTACAACAAGCTCTACTGCTCCTCAAGAGTTATTTTCGGTAGGGTCTGAAGTGGTTGAAAGCAGTAAATAACTGCTGTAAAATGTAACTATAAATAGATAAAATATAATATTATGGCAATAAAAGGTTTAAAATCACCTTTCAAGAAAAAAGCTAGTCCGTTAAAGATGGAGCCTTTTACGGCTATTCAGCTTGGAACGGCGGTATTAGGTTATTTTGGAAAGCGTAAAGCTAGAAAAAGAATGGCTAAACAAAACCGTGATGCTCAAGCTCGTTTAGAAGAAATGAGAGAGCAATATATGGATTTAGAATTTACAAACCCTTACGCTGGTCTACAAAGTCCTTACGAAAACATGCAGAACCAATACGCTGGTTTAGAAAACCAATACGCCGGCTTGCAAAACGTTTATGAAGGAGCGGAAAATATATACGAAGATCTTAGAGTAGATACAAGAGCAGCGGACTTTGCCAGACAACAATCACAGCAATCTCAAGCAAACATATTAAGCAATTTAGGTGGTGTGGCTGGCGCTAGCGGTATTGGAGGTTTAGCTCAAAGTTTAGCTATGGCTGGCACTCAACAAGCACAACAATCTGCGGCTAGCATATCACAACAAGAAAGAGCAAATCAAATGGCAGAAAGAGGTCAAGCAGCTAACTTACAAGCGGCTAGATTAGGTGAAACCTCTAGACTTGAAGGTGTGCAAGCTGGTGAAAGAGCTAGGCTGCAAGGTCTTACTGCAACAGAAGCCTCTAGAATTGACGAGATGCAACGATCTGGAAGATTCCAAACAGATATGCTTAGAAGAAAAGGCCAACAATACGTAGAGCAACAAGAACAAAACCGTATAGCTCAAATGTACGGCTTGTCAGCAGACACAGCAACATCTACAATGCAAGGTTTAAATCAAGCTAGAGCAGATCAATCTGCAGCGTTCGGACAAATGTTTAGTGCTTTTGGTAGCGCTTACGCTGGTGGTGAGTTTGACTTTTTAAAAGGCCCATCAACTTCCAATTTAACAATGGCGCAAGGATCAACTTTACCTGGAAATACGCTTGACTCATCATACATGTCTCCTACTTATGGCTCAAATCCTATTTTTACAAATGACTTTGGACCTCAAGATCTGGAAATTCCAATATACGGAGTAGAAAGCGGCACAGAAGTTAACGTAAGTGGGTATCCATCGTATTTAAACCAAAGTAGCCCATTTTCTAAAAAGAAAAAATAATGGCAAAGAAACAAGATAAAAACAAAGGCTTAATGTCACAAGATTTTTTAGGTGACATAAATGATATGGTTAATCAACCTTCTGGTAAAGGCTTATATGAAAAGTTAGCTAGATTTGAAAGACAAAAAGCGTTGCAACCTCTAGCTGATCAAGCAGTATTTTCTGCAGGCTTAAAACCTGTTGTGCAAAGAATTAAAGAAGCTGAAGATCAAATAAAAGCTAGTATGACTGCTTATATTGCTGCTAATCCTGATATAGACGACTCTTTGTTGTTTGACGGCACGTCTGACATAGTAACAGGCACTATGAAACAAAATAGTGACGAGTATAGAAAGCTAAGCAGACAAATAGCTTTTTTAGATCCTTCTAGCGCTAAATACGATACTATAGTTAACAAGATGAACAAAATCAACTCTACGACTGCTCAGTTTAGAGATGACAATAAGAAGTTGCTAGCTATAAGAAACCTAATGAAAGAAGAAGACAGAGTAAATAAAATTTCAGGAGGTAATAAGCCTTTTGAGCAAGCTATGTACGATGACATATTGACAGGAAAAAACAAAGATAGATTTCAAGATATTGACGGGCAACTACACTACGTGCTTAATGGAGAAAAAAAGGCTATAAAAGATATAGACGCCGGTGGACCAACAATGGAAAACGATGTAGCGTTTGTAGGGGCTAACACTCTTTTAAACACCGTAAGAGACATGGAAAGTTTAAATCAACAAGACTTGATGTTTAAGATAAACAACATGTATAACGCAGAAGGTTTTGGCAACGCTGGAATAAAGTCTTTAATGTTTGATGGTATAAATGTAGATCTTAAGTCTCCACACAGCCCTAACGGAGCAATGTTTAACACGTTTAGCTGGTGGGAATCCTTATACAAAGACTTAGGTATTGAAGGCGATCAAGCTGCTCAAGCGTTAATTCAAAAGCAAATCAAAGAAAAAGGTGTCACAAGTATACTTAAAGGCGTACCGTTTAAGCCACCTATTTCTGGAGAATCTAACATAAATGTTCGAGATCATTTTACTAAGTGGTACGCTGGGAAATTAACAGAGGTTCACGAGGAAATGCAGAAACAAAAACTTGTTGAGGCTGGTCTTCTACCTGAAGAACCAGCAGAAGAAGCTAACGACTTAATAAAAGCTCTTATGCCTCAGCCAAACCAAAGCACTAGCACGCAAGCATCGCCAGGTGGTGGCGCCGTTTCAGTAGACGAAGCTGTAGAAGATGAGCAAGTTTCAAGCGAGGGAGTAGAAGTGGTTGACAGCAAGCCTTTCGGTAGAGACGAGGTCATAACTTTAGAAGGTATAACTGAAAAAGAATACAAGGATTATCGTAGTATACCTACTTTCTTCAAGTCTGAGGAGCAAAAAAAGCTAAAGCAAAAAGTAGAAGAAGCTTTTAAAAAAGCTAAAGAAAAAGGCGGTAGAAAACTTAATTCTAAAAAAAAAGATAACAAACCAGTAGTAAACACTAACGAAGATCTTAGTCTTAGTTCAGAAGCTGAGGCTGAAATGAATACCTATAGAACTGCTGGAGAACTACAAGAAGCTTACGAAAATGGTGAAATAAAAAGCCCTGATCTAATTAAATGGGTTGAGCTTAATATAAATAACAAAGCTGTTTAAAATATATGTTTGAATTTAAAGGACAAGACTGGACTGTAGAAGACATACAAGCTGCTGCGGATAAAACTGGATCATCTTATGATGATGCTTTGGCTGAGCTTAAAAAAGTCGGCATGGTAGAAAAGCAAGACCAAAACACTTCTTGGTTTGAAGCTGCCCAAGAGTGGCTTTTACCTAGTATGAGCGAGTTAAACGAAGCGCTTTCTAGCGGGCTTTCTCGTGCTGACGCTTATTCTCCGTCTCAAGACATTTACTCCATATCAAGCAAGTCAGAAGCTGCAAACATGTCTGACAAAGAGCTTGAAGCGTACATAAAAGCTGTTAACGAAGCTGCTAAAAAAGGTAATCTTGTTGAGCTTAAGAAATGGTCTGATTCTTATCAAAAAAATAGAGACGAAGGCGAAAACATGTTTATGTCTACACTGGTAGCTATTGGAGAAGAGGGTTTAGACGGCTTTGCGCAAGTCATGGTTCAAAGTATGGCTGGCCTTGCAAACAAAGAAATACTAGCTATTGGTGGCGGTAGCGCTGCTGTTGTTGGTGGTGGTACAGGTATTGCCACGGGTGGGGTTGGAGCTATACCGGCTGGCGCTGCAGCTTTTTTTGGCGCAGCTAATACCGCTGCAGAAACAATGATGACTTTTAATGAGCTTCTACAAGAAGAGTTAAAAGAAAGAAACTTAAAATTTACACCAGACAACATAAGAGCTGTAATGTCTGACGATGATGCTAGAGGAGCGATTAAAAGAAAAGCTACTCTTAGAGGTGTTACTATAGGAGCTGTAGAAGGTGTGTCAAGCTTAGTAGGTATAAAAGGAGCTGGAGCTGTAGCAAAAGCAACTTCAAAAGCAGGCAACATTGTTTCAAAGACAGCTGGAGCTACAACCGCTGCAGTTGTAGAAGCTGTTGGTGGCTCTGCTGGTGAAGCTGCTGGTATGGCCGCGGCTGGCCAAGAGTTTAATGAGCAAGAAATAATACTAGAAGGTATTGCCGGAATGGGTAAAGCTCCTTTAGACTTAGCTTTAGGCACAGTGTCTACTGTTAAAAACTCTCCTAAATATTATGTTGATGGCGTAAAAGTAAGCAAGAAATCTTTAGATGATTATGTTAATAATGCTACTGCAGAGGAATTAGCGGCTGTTAATATTGATGTTGAAAACGACGCCGTTACTAAGGAAAAAATAAACGACATAAGATTAGACTCTGCAATTGACTCTCAACTTGATACTAGAGTAACAAACGTAGAGGATAGAGCTGAACTGTTAAAGCTAGAAAAAGATCTTTTAAAATTAGGAGATAAAAAAACTAGGTCTGGCCAAGCTGAAAAGAAAAGAATACAGTCAGATATAGACAGCGTACTAAATAAGTATGAAGGTGTAGAGGCTGACGCTTCTTTAGAACAAGCTAAACAAAATGTCGGTGAAGCTAGACTTGAAAAAAGCATAAGCTTTGCTGAAAAGCAAGGCGCTAGAATTGGCAAACAAATAAACGTACTAGATAACGACGATACTGCTCAACAAACTTACGACAAGCTGTTAAGTGAAGGAAAAGTAAAAAAATCTATGAACGTAAAAGGTACGGATGGATTTATTGTTGGTGATCAAATATACATCAACAAAGAAACAGCCAGCAAAACTGGCGCTATATCTGTAGGATCACACGAAATTCTTCACGGTATAATAGGTAATTCTTTTGGAAAGTTAGACGCGGACGCTAGAACAAAGCTTGGAAAAAGCTTTATGAACACGCTAACTAGGCAGCAACGAAGGGCTGTAGAAAAAAGGCTTAAAAACAGTTATAAGCTAGAAGGCGAAGCAGCGCTTCAGTCTGAAGAAATGTTTACAGCATTCTCTGACGCTATAGAAAAAAATGAAATAACTTTTAACGAAGGCGTGTTTAGTAAAATAGGTAACGCTATAGAAGAAGTTTTAAGAAATCTTAGTGAAAAAGGTTTGATTAGCGAAGACAGCTTTTTGTTCAGAAAAGAATTTAGTAATGGAAGACAAGCATATAACTTTTTAAAAGATTATAACCAAAGCGTAAAAGTAGGCGAGCTTAGCCAAAGACAAATGGCTTTTGCTGAAGTTGATGCAGAGGTAACTCCAGAGCAAGTAGCTAAAGAATCTCGTACTTACACTAAAACAGATCGAGACGTTCGTATAGACAAGCTTGGCGAACAATACACTAAAGAAGAGTACGGTAGCGCTAAAAATAAAAAGCCTGGTAAAGGTACAGACGTATACTTTGAGATGTACGCTAGTGGTGATCTTGAAGCTATGGTTAGAAGTAGAATTACTGGAGAGCTTAGACGAACACCTGGATTTTTAGAAGAAGACTTTGTAAACGAAGTTCTTGGAGAGTTAAAAAACCATGTAGAAAACTTTGATATAACTCGTAAAGAAACAAACGAAGGTTTTGGTTTAGCAGGTTGGATTAGAGCTCAAGTTGGTAACAAGATAGGTAACGTGCTTAAAAGAGGGGCTGTTACAGAAGAA